AGCCATGCTCCTGTATGTTTCAACAGCTGACTGTTTGCCAGTAATTATTTTAGAATCACGTCCCTGCGAATCTTCGTATTTTCCCATAAGTGCCGTCACTGCAAATTTGATTGCTGATTTGTTAGCTGTTTTGAGTACAGCATCGTACTCTTCTTGTGCTGTTTTATCTAGGTTTTGACCAGCCCACTCCATAAGAGCTTTGTAGCCTTCTTCACCGTTAGCTATATTTTTGATTTCATTAACCTCTGCATCACTTAGCACAGGCTCTGCATCTTGGTATCCTAGTTGACCACGTAGTCCTGACAAGTATGAATCAACCAACTCTTTGTTTAGGCCAGCCTTACCAAGTTTGCCATACATCTCCTCAGATAAAGTACCGTTGTTCTTCTCAAAGTATTCATTCATTTCAAATGGGTCTATACCATTTTCTTTAAATGTGTTACCGAGTTGCTCTCCATATACTTGGTTGGCTGTTTCGTAATTAACAGAGCCATCATCAGTGTAAAACTGATAGTCTGACTCAGGTTCAGCTGCTTCTTCTGTTGTTGATTCTGACTGTCCTAGTTTCTTTTGTAACTCAAGGTATGCAGCTTCTAAATCTTCAGCTGACTTATATTTACCAGCAAGCATTTTTTCTTGCTTGGCCATAAGTTCTTCACCGATCTTTAAAGACTCGGCTTCTTTCTCTGCTATTGCTTGTGCTGCTACAGGATCATCTGAGGTGTCGTAGCGGATTGTTTCTGCCATAATTACTGTGGTGGTTGTGGTGTAGCTCCAGTTACCATTGAGTTCATTGCCTCAATAAGTTCTGGATTTTTCTGTGGATCCATCAGAGGAGTACTTGCTAACTGACCTACTTGACCAGTTATAGACTGCATCTGTTGTGCTTGCATTGCTTGTTGTTGCTCTGCATTACGCTCTTCCATGCTCTTGACAAGGTTTAGTATGTCTATACCCTGTGCAGCTGCAAGACGTTTGATAGCTTCGTCAGGGTTCATGTACTGAGCTAAAGCCTCTGGCCCCATTGTTTGGGCTATTGTAGTTATAAATTGTACAAGTGCATCTCTGTCTTGACCTCTACCTAAAGCATTGATACCTGCTACGATAGTTGGTTTGACTAGACCAGCTGGTACACTAGGTATCTGTTTTGATCTAGTAAGAGTGTGCATCTTACGCTTAAGATATGGTATTAGAAACTCTGCTGTAAGTAAACTAAACAGTCCACCCAACTGTCTTTCTAACTCCATCTGTGTCATTCTTACTTCTTCTGCTGTAGTGCGTTCTGACTGACGTACTGTTAAGACTAGAAAAGCCTCAGCTAATCTTTTCTCTAGCATGTTTATCATTTGATACGCTGTGTTGAAGTCAGCAGTTTTACCTACCTGTACAACACCTACATCATCAGGTCTACCTTGTATGATAGCACCGTTAGCTGCGTTAGCTAATGAAGCTGGTTTGGTTGTAGACGAGGGTGACACAGTGAACACAACTTTAGCTGCAGCTGCACTACCTTCAACGATAGCTTGCATCAATGCCTCTAAAGATTTTAAGTCACCGAGAAACTCCTCTACCCTAGAACGTCCGTAGTCCTCTCCGTCTACCGTCACAAAACGTAGTGGTAGCCAGGGGGTCTTGTCCTTGGGAGCTTTACCTACACTATCAGGTAGAATGGTATCGTTAGCTTCTTGATGCCAACGCCACCCGTTGCCAGATAGCTTTACACATGTATATACATCTACATCCTTTGTACCTTTATAGTCACCTTTAGAGTCATCATTAGGACTGTTCTCTTCCTCTATCTCAGGTAGACCTAATAATTTTTTACTGACTCTTTCTTTTGTTACTATCTCAATTACTTCTCCATTACCATCTCTTTCAACTACGTAACGATTTAATGGGTATACTTTCATACCTTCCTTGTGCATAAACAACAAGGCATTACCTGTAACTACAAGATGTTTTAGTGCTGCAAATATTTGAACCCTATCTGTGGAGGCAGCTATGCTCTCCATTATCATGCGTTCTATCTTTGCAAAACTAAGATCCAACTCACTCTTTGCTTCGGGTGGTATTTCTACACCTAACTTTGAATCGTCTAATTGTAATTTAAAGAAACTTGTAGACGGAGGGAGTAATCCTAGCATGAGCTTTGAACTCAGTGTGGTTACTCCTTTAGCTCCGACTGATTGCCAAGGGGTTACGAAGTCATTATATAATGTATCTCCTTCGTTTCTCATTAGCAGTGTTGGTATGGTCAGCTCTGCACATTGGTAAGCAACATTTAAGAATTGTTCACGGTGACTCGATAACTCGTTGTATCGTTGCCGTGCGTTTTTCATTATCCTCCGTATGAACCGCCACCGCCACCGCCACCAGTACCAGTGTTAGTACCTTGAGGTGTATTGATTCCCTGTAGTCCACCTGACTCAGGTTTCTGTGTAGCTAGTGATTGGGTTCCTGTTTGTCCTTGACCTCTCTTAGCTCTCTTCTTAGCTTTTACTTTTGCCTTTTTCTTAGTCTCATCTTCCTGCACAGGAGTAGGAGTAGGAGCTGCTGGCATTTCTGTAGGAGCTTGTTGTATTGGTAGTGGGGGTGGTGGGGTAGTTGGTGGAGCTGGTATAGGTGGGGGTGGTGGAGTTGATTGTCTACCTCCCCCGAATATACTTGAGATTAGGCTTCCGCACATAATTATTCTCCTTTGAGTTTTTCTTTTAGTATACGTATTATTGATAATTGACCAGCTCTATAAGATATTTCTTTCTCCGATAGGGTGTGGTCTGGAAACTTGTCTGGGAACTGTTCATCCAGCTCATCAACGATAAGTTGGATACGTCCCCAATCAAGCGTACTTGGGTAAATTGGTGTTTGCATGTTCAAAAAATGCGGGCATGCGGGCTCGCTTTGTATCGGCAAGCTGTGGAGCTTTACCTTCGTACATTAGACGGTCACTTGAATCCGTCCAAAATTTTCTGCTTAGATATTTGTTAGGTGCTATGTCAGCCAATGGTTCAAAGATCCAATTAATTGTAGCTTTCCTAAGTTTGTCCAAAGAAGAGCTAGGGCGTAGACCCATATCAGCACAAACCAAACTGTTGCAAGCGACATGAATTTGCTCATCTCTGGAAATATCAGCCGATACTGTCCTAAGAGCAGCATCGCCACAAAAGCGATTGAAAGGTAAAATAACAAAGAATACAGCACGTTCTGCTACCAAGGCTTTTAGTATAGTGTGGTCAGGGTGAGCTATCCACGCATCACGTAGTAGCTTTGCCTCTTTCTCAGCTTTGGCATCTAGTCCGTGGACATCAGCAACGTAGCCAAGAGCTAGGTCATGTCTCTCCTCGTCCTTTACGTTTGATTCGAGCAGTACTCTAGCAGTATCGGGAACCTCTTTGCTAAGGGTTTCCGTAATAAAGGAACCAACAGGAAGCTCCATATGCCGTACTGCAAGAGCACGGTAGATGGCTTCTTCACTTCCTTCCATGAGTTTTCCTTTCGTGGGCTTAACGGGAGTCCACTTTCTTTTCCTGTGTAATAACTTATCATAAGGGTTCATTCTTCACAACCTATGCACTTAATGGGTTCGAGTATTCCGCTTAAGTAATCGTCAACCTCAGTCTCATCCAATGCAGCAAAGGCACTAGACTTATCCTGTGTATCTCCCATAACTTGAAGCGAGTAGTATAAAGATGTTTGAGGACTATCTAACCACTGTTGAATAAACTCTTCATCATAGGTCACAACATCTGACCATGAGTTGAATGAGTATCCGTGTAGTAGTCCAGTCTTATGGAGCATTGTCATAATGCCGTCTGCTACACGCTTGTATGCGTCCCAGCCAACCTCTGAGGCGATCTCCACATCGCCATAGTCGTATGATGTCACTCCAAACGTACCGCTGTCACGGTCTACGCTTCGAGCTATAGGTGGTGCGATCTCAGGACAGGCAGTATACCCATCGAGATCTTTTGAGTTGTAGCTACATGATGCGGTAGGAGCTATTGCAAAAGCTCTCTTCATTCCATGTAACCATGCAATATCACAGGCTGCTAGTATGCCACGCTTCATTGCAAATGCTATCTTCAGAGCATTTTGTGGTAGGGCAGTGTCAGTTTCTGAACTTTCCACACCATAGTTTACTCTGTCCAATGCCTCACCAAACTCTGCATAAGTTACTTTGTAACGTCTGAGGAGGTTGGCAAGACCGAGCACTCCAAGCCCCACTTGTTTGTCATTGTTTGGGGTAAGGTATTCTCCAGATTCTCCAACACCTGTCCTTGCATGGAGATCACACAGCTCGGACATAGCTGTAGTGAAACCCTCTTGTATGTTGCCGATAGTACAGGCAGCGAGATTGACATGCTGTAACAGGCATGTGCCTCGTGAGGGCAAGTAAACCTCAAGACAGACGTTGGAGTAGATTCTTTCATTGTTTTGGTATTTTATTTTATTAAGCCATATGTCTCCAGAGCGTATGCCCTCAAGCAAGGCTTCCTTATGGGGCGTATCCTTCCACATCCCCTCGGTAAGGTCAACGCATCGTTTGACCCAAGGTAATTCAGAGCGAGGAGTGGTGATATACTCAAGGATGTCGGGATGGTCAAGATCAAGATGCAGGACACATGCCCCATTTTTATAGACCCCACCCCTCCTAATAGTTTCATTAAGAGCTGAGTAAATTTTACCAAAAGAAACAGGGCCACTAGCTACTAGCCCTTTGTCATTGGTGTGACCCGCAGGTCTTATTTTGGATAGGTGAACAGCAACACCTGCTCCAAAGCGTAGAGCATGTGACACAAAACGCCACGATGCTTCGATTCCATTCTTACCTTCGATGCTATCTTCTACAACAAATACTGTGCAGCTAACAGGTAAACGTCCGTCTGGATTCTTCATCCAGTTTTCAATTCTACCAGTTCTAGCTACCAAAGGATGTGGAAACAAATCGTCAATCATAGTTTAGGATTCCAAAGAATAGGTTGTGAGTTTGTTAAGTCGTAATCTTCTTGACGTAAGATCTTGGCTAGACGTGCGTTGAGTAAAGCGTCATCGTCTGATAACCCTCTATCTCTGAAGGCTTTACATACAGCCTCCCATTTGTTTTCGTTCTTATCTAATAATTCTGTGGCTCGCTTGACTCCTATTCCAGGGCAACCAGAGTACCCATCTGTGGGGTCTCCAGAAAGTGTCTGAATTAGATGCCAACGGTCTCCATCTTCTACTGTAATCTCAACTACATCATCAGATAGATTCCACAAATTACTAGGTATCTGTTTCATGTCCTTGTCAGGACTAACTACAATGTTTGCAGGGTCAGCAAAACGTGTTGCATCTATACCTATGGCATCGTCTGCCTCAAGGGTAGGGAGTATGCAGAACTTGTAGTTTTCTTTACAGTGATTTATCAAACGTCTGTAGCCAAGGGGCTTACGCTTCATTCGATGTCCTTTGTAATCAGGAAAAATTTTCTTTCTAAAATTGTTAGTGCTTGAGAAGTATAGTACGAAATCATCATTCATCATAGCCTTGGTCACTTTGCCTAGCTCGTTCTCAAATACTCTGAGTACGTCACTAAACTGTGACTGTGATATGATGACATCATTTCCAAAATCTATACCAATCTCACAGGCTTGTGCAGCTTTGTAAGCTAGGAAATCAGAGTCAATTAATAACATTAGTGTACCTCAGCCCAGTTGTCACCGACTTGTGCGTCAGCTTCTATGGGCAGTCGTATGTTGTAATACTCACCAGCTTGTAATGCAGATAGTTTACATACCTCGGCTACGTCATGAGCAATAAGGTGTGGAGCACCTAGTACTTGTTCGTCATGTACAAACG